GGGGGACCACCACCAAGTCAAACTAACATTAAAGGAGGAGGACATCAACAACATAGTGGTAGAGGTCGATGACGCCATTTGGAAGCAAACCAGGGTTCTCAAATAAAACAGATGAGCAACTCTGGTATGAAATCTCAGAAAATCTAAGTGAATTAGGTCGTAGAGATGCCGTTCAGTATAAAGTCCGTGCTAATAAAGCGTCCGTTATCGCTAAATTAGAGGCATTAAGAGAAAATGGGAAAATCTAGACCTCGAACTCGCCGCGACTTCTCGCAATAAAGTATCAAAGAGCGTTTCGACGCTCTTTTTTCATGTGTAAATAGAAAAAAATCGGGAATTTAGTGAAAATGTCTAGACTACCATCAACATATACTGATAAAATGCTTAGAGAAATAGCAAATGATGCTATAACACCCAAAAAAACCGATAAAATTACCCAAAATGACCTTTATGAGCGCAAAGAAGACGGCGATTTCTATGAAGGTTTGGACTATGACGACGATATGATCCCTACTGCAGAATTTTAGGTAGTTTTCCTTAATAAATAACTTATATTCTTATATTTGCAATGCCTCTAGAAAAGGTAAGTCAAGGCTTCAAAGACATTAGCATGTCATTTCAGGCAAATCCCCTGAATAATGACCTTATTGGTCTTAAAAATGAAAATGCTATTGCTCGATCTGTTAAAAACATAGTTTTTACGATTCCGGGTGAGAAGTTTTTTAATGAAAACTTCGGATCTGACATTTCAGGGATACTTTTTGAAAACATTAACGATATTACGGCATCAGCAATTGAAGATCAAATTCGATTATCCATAGAGAATTATGAACCGAGGGTGAAATTAATCGATGTAATTGCAAATCCAAATTTTGATAATAATCAATTTGATACGGTTATCACTTATGAAATCATAGGTATTGATATTCCGCCACAAGAGCTACAATTCGTATTGCAACCAACTAGATAGATGCCATTAGTCAATTTTTCCAACTTAGATTTTAATCAGGTCAAAACGACTTTGAGAGATTATCTACAAGCAAATAGTAATTTTACAGATTACGATTTTGAAGGTTCTAACCTTTCATCTATACTTGACGTATTGGCATACAACACTTACATCACTTCATACAATGCCAACATGGTTACGAATGAAGTTTTTATTGATAGTGCGACTTTAAGGGAGAATGTAGTTTCGTTAGCAAGAAATATTGGATATACACCTAGATCAAGGACATCCTCAACCGCTACAATCAACTTCTTTGTCAATACAGAGGCAGTCACACCCTCACCTGCTTCCCTGACCCTTAAAAAGGGTCCTGTGGCACGTACACAGGGTTCTTTTGGTAACCAATCCTTCGTTTTTTGTATTTTAGAGGATGTTACCGTTCCAGTTTATGATGGGATTGCTGATTTTAACGAAATTCCCATTTCTCAAGGAACTCTTTTAACAAATACCTTTACATATAGTCGCAGAAATCCCGATCAACGGTTTATTTTACCAAATGCGGGGATTGACACCAATTTAATTACAGTTACTGTCAAAGCAAACGAATCGGCAACATCATCCGTCAAATATAGTGCTCAAGATAGTTTATTTGATATTGATTCAGACTCAAAAGTCTATTTTATACAAGAAATTGAGGATGAAAGGTATGAAATCTTCTTTGGAGACGGTATTTTCGGAAAAGCACTCGAAGAAGGTAATTTTGTTACAGTAGATTATATTGTTTGTGATGGTGATTCTGCAAATGGCGTTAATAGTTTCGCATTTGCGGGTAGATTGTCATATAATCGCAATTCTTTAGGTTATAACGTCACTACAGGTGTTTCTCTTATTACAACCGGTGCTTCTTCGGCGGGTGGTGAAGAAATTGAAGCAGTTGAGTCAGTTAAGAAGTTTGCACCTCGAATTTATGCTTCTCAGAACAGAGCAGTTAGTGCAAATGACTATGAAACGCTAATTCCAGCAAAAATTTATCCAGAAACTGAGTCTATTACCGTTTTTGGGGGAGAAGACCTAATTCCACCTCAATATGGAAAAGTTTTCATCAGTATTAAACCAAGAAGTGGCGATTTCTTGCCAAATTTGATGAAAGAGAACATTAAGACGAAATTGAAGAAATATGCGGTTGCTGGAATCGTTCCAGAAATCTTAGATTTGAAATATCTCTATCTTGAAGTGGATTCTAAGATATATTATAATTCTAACCTTGCTCCAAACGGTTCTTATGTCTCAAGTGTCGTTCAGGACAATGCACTGAAGTATTCAGAGTCTAGTGAACTGAATAAGTATGGTGCTAGGTTCAAATATAGTAAATTTTTGAAAATTATTGATGATAGTAACGATTCTGTAACATCTAACATTACAACTGTCAATATGAGGAGGGATTTGAGAGTTGTATTAAATACTCCTGCTGAATATCAAGTTGGATTTGGTAATAAGTTCCATATTAAGAGTATGGACGGATATAACATCAAATCTTCTGCTTTTACAGTAAGTGGTATTACTGAAAACGTTTATTTGTCGGATGTTCCTAATACTAATAGAACATCTGGTTCTTTATTCTTATTTACAGTTCCTTCAGTGAATTCTACGTCTCCAACCATTGTGAGACGCAATATTGGAACAATTGACTATGAAAATGGAATTGTAACCTTAAGTCCTATTGTTGTTGAATCGGGTAAGTTCAAAGATGGACAATCTATCATTGAAATCTCTGCCTGTCCTTCATCTAATGATGTTGTCGGATTACAGGACTTATATTTGCAACTAGATATAAGTACAAGTAATTTTGAAACGATTGTTGACGAAATCTCTTCAGGATTAGACCCAGCAGCATCAAATTATGTGGTAACTTCCAGCTACTCTAACGGCGCACTAGTAAGAGCATAAAATGGCAGAAAAGAGAATCCAGTTTAGTAACGTAGTTCAAAACCAGCTGCCTGCGTATGTAAGGAATGAATATCCTTTAATTTCAGAGTTCCTGAAGGAGTATTACGTTGCCCAGGAATTTGAAAGTGGTCCAATTGACCTTATTCAAAATATTGATCAATATATTAAGATAGATGAGATAACTAATCTTACAGAAACTGTAGGATTAAGGACTGATATTGCATTTGATGCCTCAACCATTGATGTTGATATGATCAGTCATCCAGAAGGAACAACTGGATTTCCAGATTCTTATGGGTTGTTAAAAATTGATGATGAGATAATTACATACACTTCTAAGACTAAAACCTCTTTTAATGGATGTGTTAGAGGGTTTAGTGGTATAACTTCATATAGGGCAGAGACTGAAACTGATCAGTTAGTCTTTAATTCAACAGATGCTGCAGATCATCAATATACAGCACCTGTTCAAAACTTAAGTTGCCTTTTCCTTAAAGAATTTTTACTAAAGACAAAATATCAACTTTTACCTGGATTAGAAGAGAGAGAATTACATGAAGACTTAAATAAGAACGTTTTTATAAAACAAGCAAAAGATTTCTATTTAAGTAAGGGAACTGATCACTCTTTTGAAATTTTATTCAAAGCATTATACAATGAAGACGTAAGTATAGTAAGACCAAGAGATTTTCTTATTAGTCCTTCTAATGCACATTATATTATAACTAAAGATCTGGTTGTTGAACCAATTGAAGGAGATCCTGCAAATCTTATTAATGCTACATTATTCCAAGATGCTTATGGAGATACGATTGATAAAGGATATGCTCCTATTACTTCTATAGAGGAGATTAACCCTGGATATGGAACAACTTACTATAAACTCAGTATAGATGGTGGTTATAATAGAGATGCGCGAGTTGATGGAGCATTATATGGAAGTTTTACTGTTCATCCTAAAACTAAGGTAATTGGCGAAGTTTCTGCAGGAACTACTTCTTTAGATGTAGATTCAACAGTTGGATTCTCTACTTCTGGTGAATTATTGATTAATTATGTTGATAATACAATTGGAGTTGTTTCTTATACTTCTAAGAACTTAACACAGTTCTTTGGATGTAGTGGTATTGATAAAAGAGTTTTAAATGCCGCAAATGTTGGAATTAATACGTATGCATATGGATATAACTTCTATGATCAAGATGATAAGATTACAGTAAGAATCAATTCTGTTTTAGGGGAATTACTCTATCCGAATGATACTCATTATTACAATTATAATGATACTGCTAAGTTTTAAAGCACAAAATTGGTTCTATAATATTGCACCAACTTATAATGTCACAAGTATTACACTAGTTAATGCTTCTGATAGATCATATCAAATTAATACGAAAACAGAGCATACATGTCGTATAGGAGATTCTGTTACTCTTATTGGTAGTTCAGTAGGAACATATGCTAGTTCTCTTATAATAGAAATAATAGATTCTAAGTCTTTTGTTATAAGAGGTCAGGGAGATATTGATACTGCTGATGAGTATACAATTAAGAGAAATATATTAAAGACTAATTCTAATACTTTCCCTGAAGCAGTACAGTATACCACTAATGTTCAGAATGTATATAATATTAATGGTCAAGAAGACCTCTTAGTAGCATCTTCTTCAATTCCTTCATATTATGCACAACCACTTAATGCATCAGATCAAGCTACTATTATATCTGGTACTTTTAGTGGAACTGAATTTGAGATATCACCAGATAAGGATCATGGTTTTTATACTGGGGATGCAGTTTACTATATTCCAGAAAAGGTTGAAGAGAAGTATTTTACTGCTGGTGGAGCAATTGCTACTAGAGTTAGTGTAGCGACAAAATTATTTGATGAAGGTCTTTATTTCTTGTACAGAGTAAATTCTTCAACGGTTAGATTTGCTAAGAGTAGAACTGATATTTCTAATGGATCTTTTGTTACTATTAATTCTACTACTGTAAAGGATAATAAAGTACAACCCTTTGATTTTAAGAATAAGACTTTAGCATCACAAAAACTTGTAAGGGAAATACGTCCACCTCAGAATGACGGTATTTTAAGTCCTACTACTCCTGGATATACTGGAATTCTAATTAATGGTGTTGAAATCTTAAACTATAAGTCAGATAATTTG